AGTGGTATACTCAGAACCCCCTGCATGCGTCCCATTTGGCGTCGTAGAGAAGCGAAACGGATGACCGCTATTTGAGCTATCTGATTGGTCAAACACCCATACCTGACCCTCTGTGAGCCGTAGAGTGGGGCTTGGTGACGAGGATAGTGAGCGTATGTAGTATTTATTGCCTGTGCCATAATCATTCGTGCCAGAAGCAACGCTTACATTGTATGTTACTGTGTTCTTCACGCTGACAGCAACATCACCGATGGAGCCTGTAATGTCTGTAAACAAACCACCTACAGGGTTATACCCAAAAGCTGAGTCATGGCTGTTGTCTGGTCTAGGGTCTTTGAGAGACTGTGGGTCTGTAACCTTCAGCCTGCCCACAAAGTTTTGCGGATGGTCACCATCCATAACGTCTTTGCCCACAAGCATCCCCGTGCGTACACCGTTCTGGAACTCAGGCACAAGTTCTTTTAGAGGATACCTAAACCCCGTTCTGTCGCAATACCCATACGCCTTGCTACCACGCGAGTACACCTAACCCTCCACATACAAGGAGCTAAATGGCACAAACCTCACAGAAACTCTGTCAGCGTCTTCGCCTGCGGCAAGCTGATATTGAAACTCGTATTCCTCTTTCAAGGCCGCCGCACGTTCTGCGCCTTCAGGCTTCTTCATTGCTATTTGATATGCAAGCCCAGCCACCAAGCATGGAACCCATCTTGGCGGTATGAAGTTAGTGGTTGTTCCAGATATACCGCTTGCCAACCCGTCAGTGCCAACCAACCTGTAATAAAACAAGGTATAGGTAGAAGCGCTGTCAGGCACAGGCCAAAGGGTTACTTGTGTAGAGCCTGCTAACCTTTCGACGAAGATTTGGGTCGGCCTACCTTGCGTGTTTTTTTGGTTTTGTTGGGCGTAGGTTGAGACGCTGATTCTTTCGAGGTTGGTGTCGGTTTGGTTGGTTCCTGTCCCCGTCCGAAGTTGGTGTTCCAGAAGGTCAACAGTGTCTGTCGGGAGAGTATACGTTGCAGTCCCTGCGGTAATAGATTGCGTACCGCCCGCAATGGTCCAAAGATTAAGTCCACGATTTTGCCACTCCAATGTTAAAAGGTTAAAACTACGTCGGGCAGTCTTCAGGTCATAACCAGAGCGAAGCTCTGTACCTGCCCGTTCAAAGGCTTCTTCAAAAATCTCAGGTAAATCTGGTGTAACTACTGCCATCTACTTACGCCTTTTCTTTCTGCCAGCGCAATGCGCTCTTTCGCTAAAGCCTTTTGGGTTTTTGCAGTTCACGGACTTCTTCCGCTTTTGTGACCACTTCCGGCTTCCCCTTGCTTTAGTCACCTGACTACCCATGTTGGCTCTGGACATAGCCATTACGTCTTTCTATGCCTCCGAACCTTTTTCGCCACCCTCTTGGGCTGTTTAGAAAACTGCTTGCCCTTCTTGGTGTCTGCCCTCTTTTTTCTAGTCGTTGCCGCATATTCTTTTGCAGACAAAGACTTTATGGCGCTAGAAGGCAGGTAACGCTCACCAGTTGCTTTCGCCCCTTGTGTGCTTGGCTTACCAGACTTAGTCCGCCACTTTTGCTTAGTCCATTTCTCTAAGCTTTTCTGAGACTTTTTTCTTGCCATATCAGATAATACTATGAAAACACAGCCAGAACAATAAGAAGAAAGACAACAGACACGCCTGCAATTATAGAAGCAACGAGTATGCCAAATTTTATTTCTTCATTTCTTTTTTTTCTTTTTCTTTCCGCCTCTATCTTGGCCTGCTTTATAGCCTCCTTTTCCTCGGCAATCCTTTTGTTTCTTTCGGCAATGATGGCTCTCCACGTTCCGTAGCCGAACCTATTATCAATTAATACTGAAATTTCTTGGAGTTGCTCCTGCGCTAATTTGGCATCAATAACAGAGTGAGCCGCCTCCTTGGACTGACCAATAATTGATTTATCGCCAAATCGTTTTTTTTGTACTTGCTTTTCTCCCTCAAAAAGACCGTCTAACGCACCCGCTATATCCCTTATATCATTTACGGTGTTGATGTTGCTTTTAATAAAGTCCACAGACTTCTGAACTAAAGCAATACCTGCCAAACCTGTTGATATGGGGTCCATGTCTCACCTAGTCTCTGTAGCCTCCGCCAGCTTTCTTGTAGGCTTGGGCTAACATCTGAGCCTTTCTAGCGCTCCACTGACCGGGCTTACCCCCCTTCCCGCCAGCTTTAATTCTGTTAAATAACCTTTTCCTCATGGCGGGTTTTGTATAGTTACCCGCCTCATTAACTCTTGATTTAGTTTTGCCGCCCTTCTTCATAGCAATGGGCTTGGGACAGCTTTTTCTTCCTGCCTTCATTTCTTTTTCCTGCCGTATTTCTTGTGCTTCTGTGACTTAGGCGGTGACTTTTTAGAGCCACCCTTTGACCACAACTCTTTGTTTGCCCAATAAGCCGCAGACATTTTGCCCTTGGCTATGTTCTTTCCGTGTCGTGACTTGAAGCTTTTTCGTGCCGCCGCAGAATAATTGTGTCCCATAGAGCTATCGCCATAGTGAATAAGCCTTACCTTGTCACCTTCTTTGGCGAGAACCATCCCCTTTTTCCCAGCACGATTGGAGCGCTTTGGCTTGTTAAAGCCTGCAAACTTTGTGCCTCTATACTCGATACCCCCGCTTGGGAGGCGCTTTACGCCGGGATATTTTGTCTTAGACATTAGGACATAAACACTGTCACGCTAGAACACGCTGTCAAATCCAAGTAAACGTCAGTCTCAAATAGTATCCCATTGTCTGGAATGTTTACTGAGAATGTACTGCTTGTCCCAAATTCGAGGGTAATCAGGGCAGTCCCTGATGCACCCCCGTCTTTGAGGACAACTTTCGGGCTACCTGAACCCGCAGTCTTTACCTGTATTTGACGCACTCGCGCACGACTAGCAAACACCGTAGCATCTGCTGTTTTGTTTACTGCAAATACATCACTCGTCATGACGACCCCCTAGAATAATGAGTATTCTAGTTCAACAGTAAATCTTCCTGCTGATGCGTCTGCGTTTAGCGCTGTTGTCGCCGCCGCATAAAGGTTTTTGCTCGCGATAGGTGCAGAAACATTTGGCTCAAACACATGGAAGTTGCCTGCTGTGTTATTGAAGTTAATATCAACCTCAGTCACAGAACCTGCGGCAGAAACTTGTGGGTCAAAGATGGTTACGCCTGCGCCCACAATCTCTGTGCCAGAGGAAACGGCGGCGTTGGTCGCAGTTCCTGAAGTTGCACTAAGCTGTAAACTGCCGACAAGTGTTTGACCACACGCTGTTGTAATACCAATCACTGCTTTGTGAATGAAAAACTTTGTGGGTGTCACTATGCCGTCTGGTGCATCCGTGTTCAGAGTACCAAGCTCTACAAGAACATCACCATCTGCATATGCAGAAGCTGTGTCTGTAGCGGCAAGAGTACCAACAAATGTTTGGATTTTTCTAGTACCAAGTGAAATAAGCTGACCAGTAGAGTTTACAGAGAAACCTGTTTCTGTAATCGCACCAGTTGTAGCGTTTTTGTTAATAACATTGAATCCGCCTTCGGAACGAATCGGACCCGAAAAAGTAGAATTAGCCATATCTATCTCCTGTCGTGGCTAGTGTCAGTTACACCATGTAACTGTCAGGGATACAAATAGGATACCCCATAAAAAAGGGGGCGGCAACAGCCACCCCCCTAAAAGTTATCAATAACTTTTTACGCTCCCGGCGAACCGTAGATACCAAGTGGGTCGCTGACGCCGAAGCTGTAACGCTCACGAGCTTTATAGCGAACATTACCTGTATCGAAGTCACCATCCATTTGCGTAGTCATTGGAGTTCTCTCGAAATGCTTCATGCCGTTAGGAACATCGGTAATCAAGAAGAAAGCGTCTGTGTCAGTCAAATAGTGATTGACACGGAAGCCTTCAGGAATTGACCCGTTGTTCACCAATGCATTGATGTCATTGTCGGAGGTTCCTGTCCGCATTTCAGATTGGAGCAATCTGGTCGCCACAAACATTAGCGCTGGTGGGACAATCAACTTACGCGGACGTGCCGCAATAAGTAGACCGCGCTCATCAACAAAGGCGGCAATGTCAATGACAGCTTGTTCGAGAGATGTCTCGTTCAAGTCCGCGTCTGTGCTAAGTCTGTTAGCGTTGTTTCCACCCTGTACTGTAGGGTGCGCTGTGTTAAACAGTGTCACACCATCGCCAGATTGGAATGTGTCAAAGCCAGTATTCAGCAACGCCGCCGCTTTGGTCTGCTTGGTATATGCCATAGCGCGAGCCAATGCTTTGGTGTAGCGAGCAGATAAACTGTCATACAGATTATCCTCTACCGCCTCTTCCGTTATTGAAAAGCCCATTGCCACGGTTTCGTGGTTGTAACGGGCGGTGTACGACTCCTGCGCCGAATCGAATGAAATCGAAGAACCTTCTGGTTTAACAGGTGCGGCTCCGAATCCAGAGAGCTTGACTTCTTCTTCAAAGCTACGCTCTGATGATTCTGTCTCATAAATCTCTGCATGTTCGTTTTCATACTTCTCGTACTCAAGCCCAAACAGAGCGTTGAGTCCCGGCAGAAGTTCTTTAAGTAACTGTGGTCTTGCAATAGCCATAACTTAATCTCCTATGCCGAGCCAGTAGCTGAACTATGCTGATGATAGTTAAACTTGCACACGAGAACAGGGAAAGATGTTCCTTTCTCGTCGCCTTCATGTCCACACAAGTAATCAATTACACGAATGGGGTTTTGAGCGTCTGTGCTGAGTTCACTAATGTCCAAAGCAACCCGTGACCCTTTCACAGAAGTGTTAGGGGCTGTTTGTACCAACAGCGTGTTTTTACCATAAATGTCATTCACATTTGTTGGCGCACCGTCTGCCTGAATAGTAAACAGAACATTCGGGTCATCAACAACATACGCCATAATATCTGAAGCTGTTGTGCTTGCAGGGTATAATGTGCTGAATGTTTTTTGGTTTGTATTCGGGTCTGTATAAGACACACCCATGAAGATTCCGACGATATCAATTTCTGTTGAATCGTCGCCTGTGCCAGATTGTTTCTCAATCGTTGTAGCCGTACCACCGTCTACGAGGTGAACAACGTCACCCGCCGCAATAGCGGTTCCGTAGCCGGATGCGATTGGATACTGACGCATAACCTCAAGCGAACCTGAGTCTAGTCGTCCGATTGGTCGCAATCCAAAAGGTGCTGATGAAGCTGACATAATATATGCCTCCTAGCTAAATTAAAAAAACTAAGCAAGGACGCCTCCCCTACCTTACTTTCCAAATGTCGTGCGCGTAGTCTTCTCCGGTCTAAGGATTGGCATACGCGGGTCGGATTCTCGCATCAAGTTATTATCGACAGACTCCATCTGATGTGACGCCTGTTCCCTCATATACTCTCTGCGAGCTTCCACATTTTCGGTGGAGTTCTTACAAAGTAACAATCCTCCAACCTCTACATTGCCCTCGAACCTACTGTCGATATCTGGCAACACTTGCATTTCAGGATGCTCGTCTGCTTTTACTGCTTCCCAGCCTTCACGAAAACGAGATGACACGTTTTTGGTATCAGAGCTTCCAAGGGTACTTGTTCTTACCCAACGATACTCTACGCCATTTTCCTGTTCTGGGTCAGGTAGTGCGGAAGGTCTTACCCAAGTCTTCTTCCGTTGCGTCTTTTCTCGCGTCTGTGTGGTGCGTGGTTTCCGGTCAGCCATTAGCTTGCTCCTGTTTCAAAAGTTGCGCCGCGTATTGTTCGGGGGTAATCCCCAGTCGCTTGGCGAGTGCGACTTGTGTAGAGGTTAGTTGCACCTTGCGTGATTTACTTGCACTCCGTTGTGCGGGGGCAACCACGTTGCCAGCTTGATTGCGGGGTGCTTCCTCTTGTCCGCTACCAAACTTGTCTGGGAACCTTACGAGCATTTCAGCATCAAGCTGTCTATAATACTCGATTGGGTCATCAAGGGGGCTTACGCCATTCTTTACAAGGTCTTGGTGTACACCCATAGCATACGCCGTCATCTTGTCATCCTTATTGAACCAAGGGTTCTTCTCACTCCACTCTACATCAATTCTGGTGGGTTTGTGAACCTTTGGTCGTGAATTTTCTTGAGGAGCCAGTTGTGGGCGCTGTTGAGGCAGTTCTTGATATAGAGGCTGATACTGCTCTGCCTGTATTTCTGCGGCCTGCGCTTTAGTAAGACCCATTTGAGCATCTGCTATAGCTTCTGGGTCGCCTGTGTTAAAGGCTTCTGTATAAGCCCTTTTAGCCGCCGCAACCTCTGCGCTTGCTTTGCCCTTGGCCTGCTCCATTAAAACATTTTCACCTGCCGCCAAACTTTCACGCAATTTTTGATTGTCGTTAAAGGTTTGCTGGGCAAATGCAATCGCCTCTTCACGCTGTCTGTCAGCCTCTTCTTTGGCTCTGCGCTCTTCGTGATATTCATATTTTAGTTGTTTGATTCTTTTTTGAACACGCTCACTGTACTGTGCGGCCTCGCCCTCGTCCTCACTCTCTGTTTCTGCGGGGTCTGCTCTCGGAGGGACGCGGTCTTCAATCGGCCTGTCATCAACAACTTCAATTTCAAAGCCGTCATCTGCGGCTGTTTCCTGTGTTTCTTCGCCTTGGTCTACAGGCTCAAACTCGGTTTCATCTTCTATTTGACTAAGCTCACTCATACTCTTTTAACTCCCCTTGGGTCTTCAACAACAGCCTCTACGGTATCATCGTTTATAATACGAAACTCTTGATTCTCGACTTTAAAACGTGTGCCAGAGTAAGAACGAAACACAACCCAATCACCCTCTTTGCAATAAGGGCCGCTTGGAAATTTGTCCCCGTCCTTGTAGGCTTCGTCACCCATCATCAAAACAAGCCCGACCACAGATGCGGTTGACTCTTGTTGTTTCATACTGTCTGGGAGAAATACGCCGCCATCTGTTTTTTCTTCAAGAGACGGCATAGCAATTAAAAGTTTATAGCCCTTCGGCTTTGGCATGACAGCCTGTTTCTTTAGGCGCTCCATGTCCAAGTCTTTGACATCGGCAGAATACATTTTACTTCCTAGCAGTGGATAAGGTCCACAGTCCTTGCGAGGTTAATTCCTCGTTGTCTAAAAGTTATCGTAAACTTTTAGAAAACGCAACTACTGCTCGGTAACTTTTTTGTTGAGTTCTAAAACCTCTCTCTCAACAATAGCCAGCGCTTCTATTTTTCCTGTGATGTATTTGTATTCTGTGAAGTCTTTTGCGCCTCCACCCGCAAGGTGGTCAGCGCACTCATTCATATACTCTCTAATCTTGAGTTGGAGAGCTTCTAATATGGGGTCCAAACTATCCTCCTATTGTTTGGGTGAGAAGCACGAGTATGATTGTTCCTGCCGCGCCTATAATGACAGCCTCTAGTCTTTTAATCCTATTGATTGTTTCAAGCCAACGCTCTTCTAACACACCCTCTAGAACTGTAAGCCGCTTGTCCAAATCATTCACCGTTGGTTTCGCCATCTAGGTTCTCACTTATAAGTTGCTTTGTTGCTTCAATGCCAAGCTTTGCGCCCTCTTTCTTGAGCGTGGTTTTATTTTTGTCTGACTCAACAGCAACCTTAACACCTAGCTTCGCACCCTCGACACGCTCTTTTGACTTCATGCTGTCATAAGCTCTTTCGGTTTCTTGCTCAAGCCTTCTTTCTTGATGCTCCATGTTTGCCATTTTGGA